ACTTCCAATATCAACTGCATCATATTTGTTTTCTGCTTCATCCCAACGTTTTTCACCCAGTTCTCTGGCCTCAACATCGTCACCGTATTTTGCTGATACTTTATCTTGTACGTTGTCTATGTCAAATAAATTAGAGCGTTCACCCAATTCTTTCATCATTGGACTTTCATCATCAATCAAGTCTTCGTTCCCGAGCACACCACCACTGGCCCAGTGAGTAAACTGCGATCCCCAGTCCAGAGTTTTGAGTGCGAACCAAGCAGTGTCCTTGGCTGTGTTTACTACTCCATCGACTATTGCCGCAGACATAGGTTTTCCTTCCTGCGTATAATCTGTACCTGCACTCCAAGCAGTCTCTGCCGTCAAGACCACAGGCAAGGATGCCAGCTTTCCTAATTGTTTCAAACCAGTAAAGCCATATTTGGCATACTGGGCGATATTAGATACTGGTTTAACAAGTTCATCTGCGTTTTTTGCGGCAATAATAGTTTTACCTTGCGGACTATCCGCCTTCCACCAATCGCCTGCTTTTGATAACACCTTCAATCCATCATCTGAAAACTTGAGAACATCATCTGCCGCTTTCGCAAAGTATCTCTTGGCAGCAACCCATGTGGTTACTGATGCAGCAGTGGTTATACCTGCTGTAGACGTGGCAACATCTACAACTGTATCTAATCCTTTACTAATGAGTGATTCATCACCATCACCTGAATCGTCTTTCTTCTTATCATCCTTCGGTTTGTCGCCTGGTTTTTCACCACCCTGAAAAGCCAACAAGGGTATACCCAGCATCGCGAGTGCACTACCAATCCCTGCTGCCATGGTAGCGGATGACATTGTTCCTACACCTGCAAGAGCAGTACCACCTCCAAACATATTATCACGCATTGATTCGTTTTTCTCTCTCCGTGCACGTTTATCTCGTTTTTCATCACCCTCAAGAAGTTCAATTATATCATCCATTTTTTCATGAGTTATAGAAGACATGAGGTAATTAAACTCTCCCAACTCATCAATTTTTTGATGCGTGATGACATCTGTAAAAGTAATATTACCTTCGAACATTTCGTTAGAGAAACCAGTCATTGGATTAGATTCATCTTTATCAAGTGTCACATTATCTAATACTGTTGATATACTGGATAATGCAGGATATGTTTCTGCGTCAATTTGACTTGTTTTTGGTTTATCACCTGAAGAATTCTGTAACCAGTCAAAGAGACGATTCATCTCAAGAGCATCTTCTTGGTCTTTTGCTATTTGCTCTCCTTGTTTCTTTTCAAACCATTTTGACGCCTTCTCAACACCAGCATTCATGGCAGTTTGTAGTGCGATAATTTTTACGAAACTTTCAATCATTTTTATTATCCTTTTCTTTTTAAGTTCTCAGCTTCAATTCTTTCATTCTCGTCCTTGATGAAACCCTTTAGCAGATCTACATAGATCTGCCTCTCAAATGGAATCATATCATTTAAGTCAGAAAGCGAGTAATTGTGGTGTTGCATAAGTTGGAAGTTGGTAATGTAATGATTCGCCAACGAATCGTAACTTATGCTAAACCGAAAAAACCCTCTATCCCCTTAATCTCAATATCTTCTTTATATCCACATTTAGAACACTTATATTTAAAGGTGTGTTCAAGTGATGGTTGTTCATCAAAGAATCGTTTAATTTTTGTAAACACAGCCTCAGACGTTCCCTCAATAAACGTCAAAAGGTCTTTCTTTGGTGTATCACTTCCCTTATAAATCTTCTCTGCATCAAAAATATAATCAATTGAATCAACAATAGATTTAAATACTTTGTCAGTCCTTGTACTATCCTTGTCATAAGAGGAATCTTCTTTAGCTGTTAAATATTTAAACTGTATACCAATTTCATCATTTATCATTACCTTCGATAGATCTTCTTCGGGGTATTTAAGTTTGATATCATCAATATTAACAGAAACCGTATTTGATGTACCACAAACTTTTTCATCCACTTCATTTTGACATATGAATGCACTTGATATTTCTTCACCCCTGCTTCTTGCCCTTATATTCAAAAACAAATACTCAATGTCAAACTTGGCAAGTTTCTCTGGGTCAATCTTTCCGAATGTACAATTCCTAATAATATCGAAAGTTGCTCTTTGGATAAATTCAGCATTATCCTTTGCATCTCCTGCTTCTTCTAATGCCATTAGAAGTATCTTTTCTTCCTTGACTAAATATGGTCGATATACGACTATCTCTTTAGTGCTCGGAACTTCAAGTTTATAACTTGGTGTTTCAATTATTGGTAACATAATATTATCTTCCTCATCATTATTTTAAATTATTTAAGTCGCTATTGTGGCAGGGTCACTTCCGAATTTCCAAGATAATGCATCTCCTGCAGGCACCTCTATCCAATTCCTATATGTAAAATTAACAGTGAAGGTTGCAATATCTCCAGTATCCCAAGACAAATCCACAGCACCTAAACTGGTTGGATATGCCTCTTGTAATACTGCACTGTACTCAGTCGAACCATCTCTTCCAAAAGATTCTATTATAACGACAGAGGTATAGTCGTCATAATATTTCATTCTAAAATTATCTGCATTAGAGGTCATTGTGGTGTCTTGTCCATGTATCCCCGAAATCCATGCGTCAAAGAACTTTCTTTCTCTCATATCACCGCTACACATAACAGTCATCGGGAAAGTGTCAACAATTGCATCATTGGCAATTTTATATATCGCACCAAACCGTTTGACGTCTATTGTTCCTAGACTCTTTCCTGGCAACGATGCAGCTTTTGCCATGAATCTTAATTCTTGTTGAGCATCATAAGCGGAATTGTTATATGGATTATCAATTTGTGCAGGAATAGTCACTTGAAATAAATTCGTTCTTCCATAGTCCATTCCGTTTGATACTTGATTTGAAAATTGATCAACATTCATTTTTATTTACCCCAAACTGTTTTAGCACTCGCACCAACGAATCGTTGATACGGTAAGTATATAACATTTTCCCATTCTGATGGGTGTGATTCCATTAAACTTGTTTTGACATGACTGTATAGATATTTATGTATCATCTTGTCTGCTCCAGGTATTGTTTTAACAGCATCCCAAGTTATATTAAAGATTGCTTTGCTACTAAAAGTTTCTGGATCTCCCTTTTGACTTGAAAACTTTAATAATTTATGTAAAAACCTTTCTCTATCTGTAGGTTTGATGTAATGAAAGTTCAATCCCATAAATCCTCCAGAATATACATCAAGAACAACAATCAGTGGAAACCTATCCCAATATGGAAGGGTCTTCTTCATTTTAGCATCATATCCAAATGTGAATATCTTTCCAGGCTGTAACTTACTTCTGGATGAGAAACCTTTAGCAGACTCTCCAACCTTATCTGCAAACCAATTGCCTGCTTTTTTAGTCTTGACAGCTTTAGATAATTTCTTTTTTGGTGCTCCAGCACGTGCAGTGAGATCGTCAGAGATTATCTTCCTGGCCATACGACCAGTGTTTCCATTCTTGGTAACATATGCCCATTGAGCACCCAACCAACGATAGACTTTTCTATCCTTTCCTTTCATCTCCGTGCCCAGAGGTATTGTTTTATCTTTGGCCATATTACGGTTTCAAATGCTTTTCGGTTAAAATTTTAAAATCCCATTTACGGTCTAAACAAAACTCATTTGCTTCTTTCCATTTTGCTTCGTTTACTTTCCAAGTTCTCAATTCTCGTAAATATCTATTGCGACTCTTCTTTGTTTTTCCCATTACTGGTGGTCTAGTCTGTTTATCAGGTTTGACTTCAATTAAAGTATGTTTAATATTTCCGTCAGCATTACGAGTTTTGATAAGAAAGTCTACATAATATTTATGTACTTTCTTATCTACTGGACTGAAGTATGGTATAACAACCTCTTCACTATTCCATGCTAACACTGAATCGTTAGTATCACACCAAGTCATAAAACGTCTTTCCCAAGAACTCCTGTATATGACAGAATTTATATTGCCTACATACTTCTCACGGTTAGTAACTTTATATTTACCTTTACTTATCATCACATATATTTATATAAATAGTTGATATAAGTTTATATAACAAAGTCGGAAGAATTATATGAGTATTAAAAAGTCAATCCTAGAGATAGGCACAAAGTTTCTCAATAAAAATGCTGTCAAAAAAGGTTTAACAAGAACCAGCATACTCACTGGTGCCACCGTAGCAGGTCACACTGCTCTGGAAGCGATATTTGGTGAACCAACTATTCACCCGAAAAACAGGAGCGAAGTTATCGAGCTCCAATTTCCTCTTGATGGTGTGTCTTCTGGTGGAATGTTCACTGAGATAAGATTTCATTCATGGAAAAAGGGTGACGGAGTTAGTGCCACATCAATGGGTTTTGATGGTGGAAATCAACAAACAAGCACACATAAAACAGACTTTCTTGGGATGGTTAGACTACCAATGCCTTTGCAACTGGCTACAGGATATCAGGGAAATTATACTGAAGGTGATAGTCTATCTCTTGATAGAAGATCTACAGGTCTGGGTGCAATAGATAAAGCGGTCTCCATTACCAGAGGAATAGGTCTGGAAGTCAAAAACTTGGCCAATGCTACGGCAAATCTTTCTTCCACTGCTGAGATGGGAAATGCGACAATAGATAATAACAACATGGGTATGCTCTATAAAGGTGGTGGATTACGAGGTCACGATTTTAGTTGGAGATTATCGGCAAAAAATCCAGAAGAACAAATAGCAATCCAACAGATAGTGCGCACATTGAAATGGTTTAGCTCCCCTGCTAACCCAGGACACTTGGGTGGAGCTAGTGATACTGAAGTAGCATCATTGGTAGAAAAATTGAAGGATATGGAGGATAATGAATTACAAGCTGTTGCAGATGAAGTTAGGTTTCTTGGAGGAAGACTTGCAATACCACCAACATGTACTGTTAGATTTTTGGTAGATGACGAAACAAATCCTCACTTATTTAAAGTAAAGGATTCATTCATTACCAATTTAACAACAAATTACACTGCATCAAGTGGTTGGGGTGCTCATGAAGATGGTGCCCCCATGGAAGTACAAATAGGATTAACAATGAAAGAAATCAGGACAATTACTCGTAGAGATGTTGAGGCAGGTTATT